GGGGCCCCCCTGTCTTTTCAGAACTCCTCTCCCCGATACAGTCCGAGACGATGCTGGACAGTCCGTTTAAGCTCCGACCTAGTCCGAATCAATGACAACTAAGCCCAAAAAGCCCAAAGCCCTACGAGGGGCAACTAAACCAAGGCTTCACAGTCCACTTCTTAAGGGCGAAAATAAGTTGCAGGATGTTAAAGACTTATGCGCAATAGTTAAAATGGATCTAATGCCTTGGCAGGAGTTCGTGCTTAAGGACATGCTTACTGTGGACAAAAAAGGCATGTGGATTCGCAAGACAAACCTTATTTTGGTTGCTCGGCAGAATGGTAAGACCCATTTAGCGCGTATGTTGATTCTGGCTCATTTAATCAAGTGGAATACCAATGTCCTCATCATGTCCTCTAACAGAAGCATGGCTCTCGACACCTTCCGACAAGTAACTCACCTATTGGAGACTAATGACCACCTCAAAGGATTCGTCAAACAAATCAGACACGCTAATGGAACTGAAAGCATTGAAATGTTATCTGGAGCAAGGCTTGATGTCGTTGCAGCAACTAGAGACGGTTCTCGAGGCAGAAGTGTTAACGGATTGCTCTACATTGATGAAGTCCGAGAAATTACAGAAGATGGATTCAGAGCAGCTACTCCTACGACTAGAGCTCATCCAAACTCTCAGACGCTTCTTACCTCTAATGCTGGAGATGCGTTCTCAACTGTACTCAATGACTTACGAGAGCGCGCCATAGATTACCCGCCAAAGTCTTATGGATTCTATGAGTACTCAGCTCCGCAATACTGCAAGATAACAGATCGTAGTGCTTGGGCTTTGGCTAACCCATCTCTGGGGTACACAATTACTGAGGAAGCGATTGAAGAAGCCATTGCTACATCGCCTATTGAAAATACTAGGACAGAGACACTTTGCCAATGGATTGACAGTTTATCTTCACCATGGCCTCACGGGGTTCTCGAGGATACATCCGATAGCACACTAGAAATGTCTCCAGGGGCTTATACTATATTTGGTTTCGATGTCAGTCCGTCTCGTAGGAACGGATCATTAGTCGCAGGACAACTTCTTCCAGATGGACGGATTGGCATTGGAATCTTAGAGACTTACAGCTCTCAGGTTGCCATTGATGAATTAAGAATGGCCGCTTCCATTAAGGCTTGGTGCGATATATACAAACCAAGGCTTGTTACCTTTGATCGTTATGCCACTCAGACAATTGCCGATAGATTAAGCAATGCTGGAGTTATGGTCGAGGATGTCTCAGGCCAGCAGTTCTATAAAGCCTGTGGAGACTTATTAGAAGGCTTAGTCAATGCCAGAGTAGTCCACAATGGACAGGCAGAGCTTATCCAGCAGATGAATAATTGTGCAGCTAAGGTCAATGACTCTGCATGGAGAATCATTAAGCGAAAGTCAGCAGGAGACATCTCTGCTCCAATTGGCTTGGCTATGGTTGTATCTAAGTTAATGATTCCAGTTGCTAAGCCTCAGATTTATACCTAGACACACCTTGGGTGGTATGTCAAATACTTGACATGTGCTACCATTTATGTCTATGGGTCGCATCTTGCAAACATTCGGTCTCCAGTCTAAGCCTCTATTAGAAGCTCAGGCTGCTCCTCAAGTTCTTGGCGAGTATTCACAGTATGCCATGCCATTTCAATATGCATTCGTTGGCAGAAGCGAAGCAATCTCCGTGCCAGCATTACAAAGATGTCGCAACCTTTTAGCGGGAACTATCGGAGCGATTCCTCTAGAACTTTACAAGAAATCTACTAATGAAGAACTTGGCTCACCTGCTTGGTTAGAACAACCTTCTTACTCACAGCCACGATCTGTAACTATTGCGTGGACTGTTGATTCATTACTATTTTACGGCCAAGCATATTGGAAAGTTGTTGAGATTTATTCTGAGGATGGCCGTCCATCTCGCTTTGAGTGGATTGCTAATCAAAGAGTAACTGCAACACTAGACAGCACTAATACTTTTGTTAAGTCTTATGCAGTTGATGGAACTACTTTACCTATGGATGGTCTTGGTAGTTTAGTTACCTTCCAATCATTAAACGATGGCATTCTAACAACTGGTGCGCAAACTATTCGCGCTGCTATTGATGTGCAGAAAGCAGCAGCAGTTGCAGCAGCTACTCCAATGCCAACGGGCATACTTCGCAATAACGGCGCTGACTTAGACCCTAAAGAAGTTTCTGGCTTACTTGCAGCTTTCAAGAGCGCTCGAAATAATCGTTCCACTGCTTACTTGACTTCTACTCTTGAGTATGTTCCTACAGCCTTTTCACCTAAGGACATGATGTACGGGGAGGCCATTTTCAACCTTGCCACGGAATGCGCAAGGCTCTGTAATGTGCCTGCTTATTATGTTTCAGCAGACCAGAACAACTCTATGACTTACGCCAATGTGCAAGATGAGCGGAAGCAATTTTTAACATTATCTTTACAGCCATTTATTACAGCGATTGAAGATCGCTTGTCTATGGATGATATTACTGCTCGTGGAAATGTGGTCAAGTTTGATATTGACAAGAACTTCTTGCGCACTGACCCAATGCAAGAACTAGCAGTAATTGAGAAACTACTTAACCTTAATCTTATTACTCAAGAACAAGCTATGGAAATGACTGATCTAACACCTAATGGAAGTCAAGGTATGGAATGAACCAAGTAATCACTTTCTCAGCTGAACTAACAGCCGATTCAGCAAGTCGCACTATCTCAGGCAAGATTGTTCCACTCAATGTCGAAGCAGGCTCAACTAATATGGGCAAAGTAATCTTTGCCTCTGGCTCTATTGAGATTCAAGACCCTAAAGCAATTAAATTATTAAGCCAACATGATAACAAAAAGCCTCTAGGTCGCATGGTTTCTTTTAGCGAATCAGAAGATGCAATTCATGCAGTGTTCTCTGTTAGTCGCTCACAGCGCGGTACAGAAGCTCTTATCCTTGCAGAAGAAGGTTTGCAGTCAGGATTGAGCATTGGTGCAGAAGTTCTTAAATCTAAAATCAAGGATGGCATTACTTATGTTTCCTCAGCTAGGCTGGTAGAAACCAGCCTTGTTACAGAGCCCGCATTTAAGTCGGCTCAAGTCACTGATATTGCAGCAGAAGAATCTGCTGTAGAAGAAGAAACCCAACCAACAGAAAGCGAGACAGCCACCGTGGAAGAAACCACTTCAGCAGTCGAAGCAACACCAGTTGAAGCACAAGCGGTCGAAGCTGCTCGCCCAACTGTATCAGCAGCATACTTTACAAAGCCACGCATTGAAGTAACAGCAGCTAAGTATGCAGAAAACACAATTCGTGCAGCACTAGGTGATGAAGATGCTCGTCAATACCTACGCGCAGCAGATGACACAACAGACAATGCTGGTCTAGTACCAACACGCCAACTATCTGAAATCATCAACCCATTATCAACAACAATTCGTCCTTCAATCGATGCAATCTCCCGTGGAGTATTGCCAGATGCAGGTATGACTTTCGAGATTCCAAAGATTACAGCAGCACCAACAGTTGCAGATACAGCAGAAGGTGCAGCATTCTCAGATACAGATCAGACAGCAGCATTCTTGTCAGTATCAGTTAAGAAGTACGCTGGACAGCAGACATTTTCTGTTGAATTGCTAGATCGTACATCTCCAGCATTCTTTGATGAGCTTGTACGCAACATGGCTGCAGCTTATGCAAAGGCAACAAACGCAGCAGTGAATGCTGCTCTTATTGCAGGAGCAACAGCAGATGCAACAACAACAGTCACATATCCAACAGCTTCAGAGTTGCTAGGTATTGTTGCTCGCGGTTCAGCTTCTGTCTATGGCGCTACAGCAGGACTTCCAAACCCATTTGCTCGCAACATGGTTGTATCTACAGGACAATGGTCAAACATCATGTCTCTAAACGATGCAGGCCGTCCAATCTACACAGCATCACAGCCAATGAACGCAGGTGGAGCAGTTGCACCAACATCATTGACAGGTAATGTTGCAGGACTCAACCTATATGTTGATCCTACAAACGCAGGCGATGGCGATGGAACAATCCTTATCGTGAATCCAGATGCATACACA